ATTACTTATCCTCCTCATTCTTAAATGTATATTGGAACTGCGTCAGATTGTCCGTCATATCTGATACTATAAAAGCAATCGTTAAAATCTTTGATGGTCCAAGCTTATCATATGTCTCCAACAGGCTTCCTTCCAACGCTGCTTCCAGTGTTTCTTCCTCTGTCCACGCCATACCCGCATCATAGGATAGCTTAACATTTATACCTTCATGGATTGCTGTTGCTCCGGTAATTCCATAGATACTTACATCCGACATATCACATGCTGCCTGTATTACCTGTGGATGCGGTTTTGCTGTGATTGTAAGTATCGTATCGGTTATCGTATCCGCATCCGTCCATTTGTAGATTGTCGGTGAATCTAATTGCAAAATATAGTCCGATGCTGGTGCTATATCTAATCCATGTGTCTCGAAATCTGCTGCCTGCAAGGTATCACCCGAAAGAGTTATTTCTGTTATAACTTCAGCTTGAATTGTATAGTACTTTTCCGCAGACCGGAGCAGGTATCGAACGATGACTTCATCTGTTGTCGCTGCATTATTTTCGGTTTCTCTTTCTGTATCTGCATTTCCGATTGTCACCGTTTCTATGGATTCAAATTCTGTCGAATCCAAAGCCACAACATTCATCATGCCACGGTCTATGCTTTCATTCGTCGATTTGTTAACGAACGTACCAGCAAGCCGGAATACCCCATCTTCTACAACTACATATCTGGATGAATATGTACACTCGCTTTCTGCTGTAAATGTCCAGCTCACGATACCCCAGCTGAAATCTGTTGCATCAAGCAGATTGCCAACTGTCACCGTATCTTGCAGTTTAACTATTTGAAGCTGTTCCTCCACCACATTCCGCTCCACATCAATCAGTCCTGCAATAACTGTACATGTCAGAGCCTTTGATACTTCTATTGCATCCTTCAAGGCAATCTGTGTCAGCTTCTCTTCCAATGTGATAAATCCATCCCATTCGACTGTACCAACCAATCCTTGTCCATAGATAACCGCACGTATTGCTCCTTGCGCTATCCCTATGCTGCCGCCAGTGATATTCAACTTGACAAGCCATCTGTTGATTGAGTTTGCATCGATTGTCAACATGTACATTAAGCTCAATATATGCTTTCCGTTTTTCCACGTTTCCGTCGGATTGTATCCAACTATGGTTAACTCATTTAATGTGTATTCGATTGTACCAATCACATCCTCCGATGTTGCTGTCGCATCAAGTAGGATTTCTGCTTGAAAGAGCACCCCAATTGATACGGACGATGTAAACCGGATATCGATTATGGACTTGGACTCGCCATCTCCGATCTGTATCGCACTCGCATTCTCATAATTAAAAAAAAGAATATCCGAAGATGATACCGAGCTACGCAACCCTTCCAGATTCTTATCCGTCTTGCTCTTCGCTGTCGCAAGCGCCGGATCTGAACCAAAGCCGGTTATCTTATACCCGCCATTAAACGTATAATCATACATCATCACACAGCCAAGCTTCCCCGGTGCAATACCATCCGTACACCGGATGATATCTCCAAGGTCATACATGGCACCGCACAGGCAGCTTGTCTCAAACGGCACATAGTCAATCTGCAAAAGTGCTGTCAATACCGCGCGCCGTATCTGCTCTTTGTAGCTGTCTACACCATATTGCAGGAATGGGTTGGAGCCAAGATTGTATGTCAGATAATTGTCCGGATCCGAACCGTAATAGCTTGTAGTATCGTCTGCCATATTCACGCACGACAGTCCGGAATAACGCGTATCAAACTTACTGAATTTCGATCCAGTAAACCGGTCATGATTCGTAAGCGTATCAACAACCGTCTGTTCATATTTCCGAAGCACAAGCTTTCCCTGTCTGTCCATCGTCGCAAAGGTACCCGTTGCCTGTGCCACCCAGAAGATAAAGTCCTGCCATGTTTCAATATCATTTTCCGTATAGAGCGACAGGCTCTCTGTTCCGTTCGGAAGTGCATCCACCTCCGCCTGCGTCATGCCAAGCTCCGCCTCACAGGTTGTACATGCTAACGTAAGCAGCTCATATGGTGTTCCAATCGTGATATCAACGCTACAAGACCGATTGAAGTGAGCCATGTTGTCATATGCTGTGATATCAATTCCATATTCCGTGTCGTTCGCTTCTGATACTGTATATATGCCAAGTGGTACATCTTCCCACTTGTCGCCAATCAGTAGTCCCTCTGATACAACGATTTGTGCATTCGTCCAATCAGGCACCTGCAGATCCGGCTTGAATGTGCACTTCAACTCTCCTATGTACACACTGCCGATCTTGACATCGTTCTGCTCGCTGCACTGATTCGTGATCGTGAATGAACCGCTCAATATATCATGATTGGTAAATGCTATCTTGTTCACTGTACCTGTCAGGCGAAATGTCTGTACTTTTTCTTTTGTCTGTTTCAGATATGCATCTGATACCTGATACATGCAACCGCCTCCTCAACATCCTATAATTCCTCTGCACTAAAGGATACTGTCCAATACCCCTGTGTGCCTTCGCTGTGTTCCGAATTCTTCTCCAGATCGCAATCGATACTTTCAATCCGCACCGTGTATTCTGATTCATCAATCTGCAGTTTTACCGACTGCATCTTTGCATATCCAAGCAGCTTGTTCTTCCATTTCGAAGATACTTGGAATTTCAACGAGCCGGAATACTTCCCGGCTCGCACGTCAATTGCAAGATCATCCCCCGCTTCTGACTGAAATGTATTTGATACTTTGCTGAAGCTCTCTGAATAATCGATTGGATTTGGTACACGTTCGCCATTGATTTTTACATATTTGTTCAGCATTATCTTCCTCCGCTTCTGTAATTATTGATCTGGTTCGCACGTACAATGATGTCATTTAATTTTGACTGGCCGATATATACCGGGATCACAATATCGCCTGCTGCCATCGCTGTCTGATTACCTGCAAGTGCGGCTTTCATCTCACGTGCCACGGCCGCAATCCACTTTTCGTTTTGATCAAGCGGAACTACCGCCTCTGCACCAGTGCCTTCCAGTAATCCGACCTGTCCTTTGGCAAGCACACCGCCTCGTTCCAATTGCGGTACTCCAAGCTTACTGATCTTTGACAAGCTGACACCCGGTATTTTGTTGATCACACCGATTACGGCATTGATTGCACCGATGAAGCCGTTTATGATTCCGATTGCCTTGGATAAGACAAAATTAACGGCTGTTTTTACTGCTCCGGAAATCGCATTGCCGATTGCCATACCTGCACTTTTGAAGATGCCTGTTACAGAGTTCCATACGCCTGAAAAGAAACCGCCTAATCGATTGAAGATACTTGTTATGCCATTCCACGCCTGTTGGAATATGCCTGTGAAGAAACTTCCAACCGTGCTGAATACATTCCTTATGCTTGACCATGCATTTGTCGCTACCGACACGATCCCATTCCATATGCCTGTAAAGAAGCTTCCTATCGCCTGAAATGCAGACGTAAAGAATTCCTTAAACGCCGTGACAAGCTGTGACACCTTCTCACAGAAGGTTTCCCAGATAAACTGTGCCACCTCGACGATTGCATCCCAGTTTTTGATTACTACGATAATTGCAGTGATCACAGCAATTACCGCAGCGGCAATCAGAAGAAACGGACCAATTGCAGTGACAACTCCGGTGATGGCCGGAATCATGGTTCCTGTAATAAACGTAGATGCGGTACCCATCCATGTTGTGATAGAACCGACTAAAGACACTATCTGACCGCCGAATGTGATAATCTTACCCACAGAGGATATGAGTGTACCGATTATCGCAATCAGCGGTCCTATCGCCGCAGCTATTGCTGCAATCATCACAATCTGCTGTTGTGTCTCCGGATCTAAGTCACGGAACTTTTGTACAAGCTCCTGTATTTTCCCGGCTACCTGCTGCACAATTGGCATCAGGATCTGACCGATTGATATTGCGCAGTTTTGGATTGCTGTCTTTGTCTTTTCAAACTGGATGGACGGATCCGAAGCTTCCAGCGTATCAAATGCCTGTTGCGCTGTTCCTGCGGAATTTCCAAGTTCTTTCACCGCACTTGTAAAATCTGTTGTATGCTGGGTGATGGTTGCTGCTGCCTTGGCTGCTTCCTGTGAACCAAACATATCAGCAAGGCTCTTCCCACTGCTGTCCGCTTCATCTTGTACAATCTGCAGTACATCTGACAGATTGTATCCTGAATTCATCAATTCACTAAACGATTTGCCTGTCTTTTCTTTTAAGATATCCGACGTCGTGCTTCCCGATTTGCCAAGTTCGTTCAGCATTCCATTGATGTATGTTGTCGATTCAGCTGTTCCAATACCGTTTTTAGTCGTTGTAATATACGCCGCGCTCAACTGATCCAGATTTACACCATACATCGCCGCTGTCGGTATAACTTTACCAATAGATGCGCCTAATTCATCTACTGTTGTTTTACCGAGATTCTGCGTTGTGATCAGCTTGTCAGATACACTTGATACCTGATCTGCCGACAGTCCATATGCATTCATCGCTGTTGTCAATGTGTCTGTTGCTGTTGACATGCTGGTGAATCCTGATCGAGCAAGTACATTTGCTTTTCCCACAAACCCAACGGCATCCTCGGTTGACTGACCCGCTGATATTGCATCATAAGACGCCTCCGCAAGAGCTGCAGCACTTATACCTGTGTCATCTGACAGTTTCATAATACTGTCGTCCAGATCAGAAAGCGGTGTCTGTGTTGTATCTGCAATCGTAGACAGCTTCGCCAATGCGGAAGAGTAATCAGTCGCTTCTTTGACCGCCGCGGTACCTCCTGCCACAACCGGCATCGTAATTGTTGCCGTCATCTTTCCGCCAAGTGCAGATACCTTATCTCCTACACCTGTAACCTTTTCTCCAAGTTCAGATATGTTGTTGCCAACTTCCTTGATATGCGCACCTGCTGCCTGCATCTGACTTCCCAGCACAGACGATGCCTGTCTTGCCTGCTTCTCCAGATTTGAGAGTTCATTTGTCGTTGTAACAATCTCTGCTTGCAACGCATCATATTCACCCTGTGTGATGTTTCCAAGTTCAAGTTCCTTTTTTGCGGATTCGGCAGCCTGCTTCTCCATATCAAGTTTTTCTTTTGTTTCTTTGATTACTTCATTCAAAGCATTCTGTTTTGCTTTGAGAAGATCTACATTTTTCGGATCAAGCTTGAGTGCTTTCTCAACCGAATTCAACTGGCTTTTCGTTGTTTTGATCTCTGAATTGGCAGCTTTCAGTGCTTTCGTAAGTCCTGTTGTCTTTCCATCAATCTCAATCGTTATTCCTTTGATCTGTCCCACGTAGCCACCTCCTTACATAGCTGCAAATTTATCAAAGTCATCCTGCGTCGCCTTGAGTGGATAGTTATATGTGTCGTTGCTGCTCTCAATCATCATGTCGAGCACATCTCCATGTGTTAACTCCTCAAGATCCTGCATCGATATATGTAGTGAAAAAGCCCGTAGCATGAAGATGTTTGTATTCATCTCCCTTACTGTTGACTTTGGTTTTTTTTTAGTTCACTTGTGGTCGTAATATTGCGATTCCATACATTTAAAATGGATGTAATTGCCGCGGGATCTTGGAAGTCTGCTTCTTCAAATTCTTCCATCCATGCAATGTACCCTTCTTCTGAAGCTTCTTTAATCTCCTTACGGTTCTGCATGTTCATCACATACGCAAGCTTCGATGTATATTCGATTGCGTCAAGCTTGTCTACGTCTTCTACGTTTTCCAGCTTCGCAAGATCTTTTAACAGCTCGCGCTTAAAGATCTGCTTGTATCGAATCGCAGTTGCTGCGTTGCTCTCAACTGCTACTTCTCTCTGTCCAATTCTGATCACTGATCTCATAGTATCCTCCGTTTCTGTTGCACCGGTGCAACTTTATATTTTTGCAAGAAAAATGGGACGGTATCTTCTACCATCCCATTTCAATGATTGATATTAACCTGCTGCCTCTGTTGGTTCTGCCGATGTTGGTACCCAGACTTTTGTGAACCAGCTTTTATACGTTTCATCCTTTGTATTGGATCCGGTTGTTGCCTTAACCAGATTCTTTTCTTTGCCATTGATTACATCAACGTCCGGACGCGGTGTAGACTTAATCGTTACTGACTCGGTTACAGGCTCGGTGCTGTCTTCCTTGGTCTGAGACGCAACGGAGTGTCGTGTCAGTGAGCAACGATACAACACATGTCTGCGTGCTTTTTTATCGCCGTTGAACTCAAACAGAAGTGCGATGTACTTCTGTTCGTCTGTCGAAGATTCGACGAGAACACCATCGACTTCTTCCTGTCCCATCACCTCAGTTTCTACGTCCTCTGGTACAACTGCAGATTCGAAATCTCCCTCATAGCCGGAATTACTTGACAATACGGCATACGCGGTATCATCCGCATAAAACGTGTTGGATTCTCCGGACGGATCAAGCGACATACTTACTGCTCCCGGCCATTTCTTTGGTGTACTGTATGTACTCTTGATTGTTCCATCCTCCTGTTCCGTCTCTGTGATAATCGCATAATGTGTATTTTTCAGTCCAAACTTAATCTTATTTTTTTCTTTACTCATCTTTATATTACCTCCGCTTCGTATATGGTCATAAATACTTTCTGCTCGTTCTTGAACTCGTCTGTCATGCTCCACGGGATCTCCGCTTCGTCCAAGGCACTTTCAATCAACGCTTCCAGTTTTTCATCCTTCTTCGTGCTATACAGCACAGCACGCATGGAGCTGATCTTCTGATACACCTTGTCATCTGCGAAGAAATTGCTGTCCGCATGGCATGTGTATGTGACGTATGGTACTTTGGTGCCTACAGGTGCATGGTCATAGTGTACAGTCACACCCGATACCGACAAGACTTTCTTTACATCTGCAATCGTCATCCTTTTTCCACCTGCCTTTTGAATTCTTCCGGAAACTCATCCTGCGCCCATGCTTCTACTGGAGCAATATGCACATGTGCAGCAGCGTGTCCTCGCACTTCTCCATTGATGATGATGTCATGTCCGTTCTCAAGAAGATGTGTCAGCTGGTACTGCTCGTTGTGCAATATCATACCGCGTTTCGTCTTTTCATATTTCCATCCATTTTTGTACTTTTTTCTTCTTTTTGCATGCTTGTTTTTGGGTGAGGTCTTTTTCAGCTTCTTTATTGCTTTCTCTGCTACATTCTCCGCTGCCGTATCGACCGCGGTATTCACATGATGCTTAAACGCTGAAAAAATCGACTGTAATTCCATATCCAACTGATCTGCTTTAATCGTCTTGTTCGACATACGTCACCCCTGCTTTCTCTTCGGCATAAAGCTCGATTGTATCGGAATCTGTACGCTCATAGGTGCGATAGATCCCATATACCTTGTCTTTGTACTTCACAAGCTCTTCGCCGTTGTAATTTACCTTATCTGTATCAAAGCGATACTTCGGATTCATACCGGTCTGCCCGGCTTTGAAGAATTCCTGGCGATCAACGGACTGTACCCTGCATATTACCGACCGCTCTGTTTTCTCTGTGATAACCTGATTGCCGATATCGTCTGACCCAGTCTTAACCGCGACCAATATGATTTCGTCATCCATCCTCTTCCACCTTCGCTTTCTGTGCAAACAGGCGATTGTTGAGTTCATACCGTAACATGCGCGGCATCTCCTCTCCGGTTGCTCTTTTGCGCCACATCCACGCCGCATAGCTTATGATAAGCTCCTCATCATCCACAGGTGGATCCTCCGGGAAGGTGACGCCCTCCCGTTCGATCCGTTTCCTTGCAGTCTGCAGATACTGACTCAACCGCTTATCATACACTGTGGCAGAAATCCCAAGGTCGATTTTTAACATGGTCAACTTATCTGCATCTGTCATAGATTACTCCTTACTTGATACAGCCGCCTTATTTGCTGTATCTTCTGCAAATGTCATATCTGCTGTCGGTGTTGTTCCAAGGATTCCGATGGCAACGAAGCCCTCTGCAATCACCGGAAGACCGTCATATCGTGCCAGTCCCTTATATACTGTCTGATCTTCCAAGAACTTCACATGCTCGGACTGTGTGATCTGTGCGCCCTCACGCTCGGCAAGGAGATATAAGTCACCATACCCGCCGACAATTACATTGTCCGGGATGAAATCAAGTGTTTCGATCGCACCACCGACGATCGGCATAGTGTCGCCCATTCCGGTTGCGATTGCGCCCGCTGCATTAAAGCTGAGTGCCTCTGCTACGAGCTTGGTCTTGGTTGTCTCGTTCATAGCCCAGAAGCGATTACCTGTCGAATACTTGCCCTTGGCATTCCCTGATGCAATCACAATCTCCTTGAACAGATCAACACCCTTCTTCGCGGCTGCAATTGATACAATGTTTGAAGAAGAAAGATTCTTCCACTCACGCGCGGTATCCGGGTAAGTCTCCGGTTTTGCCGCCTGCGCCAGACGTGTGACTACGCCTGTTGGCATTTTCTTTCCTGTTCCGTAAAGGATTGCCTTATCAAGGGCTAATCCAATTGACTGTCCAAGAGCTGTGATGATTGCTTCTGCAAGATTGATATCCGAGTCATTCAAAGTTGCATTATCGATTGCCATATATCCAGATACTTTATATCCATCTACTTCGACATTGTTGAATAACATCGACAACTCGTTGATAGAACCATTCATCTCTGTCCAAATTGCTTCAGGGATCGTGCCCTGAATCGGCTGTCTTGCCTTGCCCGGCACAGACTGCACACGTACATGCTTATAAAGCTTTGAGTACTCCTCGATGTTCTCGCGAAGGAGTTCAAGCATCACGTTCGGAATTGTAAGCTCTGCACCTGTAATCGCGCGGTTCTGCACACCGTTTGTATAAAGCGTACGCACACGTTCCAAGAAAGTGTGTACCTCTTCTCGCGCGAAAAACGCATCACGCTCCTGTACTGTCATACCAAAAAACTTCTTTCTAGTTGTTTTCACTGTTTCCACTCCTCTCATTCTTGCCTCTGGTGCCGGTTCTGCCTGTCTCTGCTTGCTTTCCAGTTCTGCAAGCTCGGACTCTGTATCCGATACTTCCTTTTCCAGAGTTCTTACTGACTCGTCATTTTCTTCCTTATCCTTCTCGTACTGCTCTACTTCCTGTGACACTGCCTCCTTCTCTTCGTCTGTCTGTGCCTCTTCAATGGCTGCCTCAAGCTCCTTCTCACGTGTTGCAAGCTCCTTTGCCTTCTCACGTGCCTCTGTGAGCTTATTTGTGACTTCGCTCAGCTTCTTTCTGAGCATGATAACCTTTAACATGATTCGCTTCCTCCTTTTAATTTTTTCTTCATGTCAAGCTTCCACACCTCTGTCTGTCGTGCCCGGATGGTGTCTGCATCTTTCTTTCTTGCATTGACACTCGTCTCCTCGTATGCAGGGAACGTGCACACGGATACTTCGTACAGTTCAACTTTCTTGATTGTCCAATGCACCGAGCCATCCTCATGAACCTCAGTCTCTTCATCCAGAATGTCAAAACCAAAGCTGCACTGATCCACGTCATGCCGTTTTACTCTCGCATATAAGTTCATTGCATCCGAATCATCCGGATTGATGTCTATATGCCCCCAGAGTCCACGTTCATCCTGTCGTAGTGTCAGTGTACCTGCCTTTGTTCGTCCAAGTACAAGACCAGTATCATGATTGATCAACGCGCGTACATCACCTGATACTGTATCTGTGAACGCTCCCGGCGCCACACTCTCACTCATACCAGGCATTATGTTATAGGTGCTATTAAAAACGGCGAAGTAACCTTCAATCGAAAGTGCCTCGCCGTCTTCTCTCGTATTAAATTCCGATGCGACAGATCGTATCTGTCGAATATGTCTATCCATTGCTTTCTCCCTTCTGTACCAATTTTTTCTGTGCTGCTGCCATGTCCCACGGTATATAGTTTTCAAGCACTCGAAGTTCGTCCAATCCTTCCCTTGGCGACATTCCTATCTTGTCTCTGACTTCATTTCCAGTCACAAAACCACGGTCTGACAGCGAACCGAATACGGATGCTATCGTCGTCAGATCCCAATCCATCACGGACAGGACATTGAACTTGATATACATATTCGGACTGTATATCAGTTTCCGCGTCATCTCCTGCTGTAATCCTGTGACAATCGTCTTTATTTTCGTCTTGACAAAATAGTTCCACTCGTCCTGCTTGTATGCTCCAACGCCAAGCACGAACGCAGGCACCCCCAGAATTGCGGCTACACTTTGCTTGTCCAACTTTACATTGTCAGATATCGCAAGATCTGACAGAGACAACGGTTTGATCTGTTCTATCTCAAACTGTTCAGCAGGTATCAGCCACGGTGCACCGGCTTCGCCAGAATTCATGTACTCATTGATCAGCTTCTGTCTGCCCTTTGGCGACGAGAATTCTTCCGTCATTCCATCCACTTTAACAATCAGGCTTGGCTTGTACTTGCTCTTCATGAAAGCATTTGTTGTAATCTGCGCCTGTCGCAGGTTATCCGCGACATCTTTCAACTGTGCTGTAACGCCCTGCCCTTTGTACAGGTATACCTTATCCGGATTGTATACAAAGTGCATCACCTCATCCGGAGCATATGGGATTCCATCAATCATCACATGATATCTGCTGTAATCGCCCTGAAATGATACTCTGCTTGCAGCCACCGGCTCCATATCAGACAGATATCCATCTTTCGTATACACTTTCACGACCGAATTGCCTTTGCCATACAGGAGCAGATTCATCACTATCGATTCTATAAACGTCTGCCGCGTCATGGTACTGCACGGGGTTATATCAATCTTTCGTGACAGCTCATTGATCACACGCTCGTCACCGCGTTCGGTGTTCTCCATGACGTGAATCGTCATTGCTCCGATCACTTCTGCAATCTTGCGGCAGGCCGCTACAATCTCCGGATTCTGGTCCAGCGATGTATAACCATCACCGCACAGGATGTCATATGCTTCCGTGCTTCCAATCAGCACCGCCGATCGGGTTCGTCTTGCTTTTCTTAGTGCCCGCTGTATCACATTATTCTTCATCTTCATTCTCACCTCCCCACCAGCTTTTTGTTTGCTCGCTCTTTTCGAGCGAATTCAAGTATCTGACGCACGCAAACACGCTCGAATCGAACAAGTCGATACGTGCCGTCGGTTCTATCTTCTCAAATTGGATCATGTCGTCTGTCTTCTCAATCGCATGTACATTCTGCACGCAGTACTCGTAAGCATCTGAATGCAGGTAATACAACGTTCCATCTTTGGCAGATTTCTCAATATGCCGGAACCCCTCCGACTTCACGTAGAAATACTGTGGCTGGTCGACTATACGGAACCCTGCCTTTTTCATCTGGATGAAATACTCACGTGCAAACTTTTTATCGTGACCAACCTGCTTGATCTTAAAGCCTTTGCTCCGCATCTCCTTGAACCAATTCACAATATCTCCAACGTTAACCGTCGGCGTGTTGCACATGGTCAGCCATCCATCGTCCCGCCAGCCAAACAACGGTATGTTGTCTTCATCTGCTTTCCTTGCTGCTTCCACAACCGGGAAGAATGCATGCGTGATTATGATATCCACGCCCTTGTAATGTCCGAACAGTGCCACTGCCGTGAGATCATGCAATTTCGACAGGTCGGCACCGCCGTACCAGTCGATTTTGAGCTTTGCCAGCTCCTCTATGCTCCAGTTGTAATGCTTGTCCGAATTTTGGAACTCTTTTATGTCAAAATATGCCTTCATCGCCGTGGTATATACATCCAACTGGCGACTTAGAAAATCTTTCCGCTGTTGCGGATCGTTCTGTGCCTGTATAGAATCGTTCAGAATATCTTCCGGGCGGATTGTCACACCGTATCCCGGATTTGCCTTTTCATGCTGTATCGGATTCGTAAAATCTACATTTCCTTTCTCGTCCTGATCCGCGCGCGATACAAAGCAGAACAATGTATCATCCTTCACGATGCCATCCAGCACTTTGTTGGCATATTCCAACCGGCGGTAACAAAATGAATTCATATTGTCACCTGCCGTTGTGATGCCGATCATCAGCTTGTTTGTGTATGCCTTCATTGCTTCTTTGAACCGGTTGTACTGGGATGCACGCTTGAACGCATGCACCTCATCTGCAATGGCTATGTTACAGTTGAATGAATCCTGCGTATCCGGATTGCTGGCGAGTGCTTCGATGTACAAGGAACCTTCCGGCTCTTCGGCCTCGTTGTAAAACGTGTACTCGATTGAATGCTGTGCATTGTTATTCAGCACCTTAAACTCGTTAATCATGCCACGGTACCGCAATGTATGCAGGATATCGTCAAAGCTCTGCTTCGCCTGCTTCAGCGCCGCTGCAACAATATAGATCGTCGCACCTGATTTACGCTCTAATAACCCCAGAGCAAAAGCCAGCGCCGCTATAAAAAGTGTTTTTCCCTGCTTTCGCGGGACAAAAATAAAGGCCTCTTTGTATCGTCTGATCTGAGTACCTTTATAGTAAAACCCTATTAAGTTATATACGATAAATATCTGCCACGGCTGCAATATCAACGGAGTATTCCGCAGAGAGTGCCCTTGCAGGTCCTCTCCCTTCACGTGAACCATTACCCGCTCAATGATATTGATCACAAAATCCGGCTCTTTCGTGTGCAGCTCAAGATCATCGCGTTCCAGATCTGCCAGGAACCGTTTGCACTCTCGTACATTGTTTCCGGCAATGATCTTTCCAGCGACCACATCTTTCGCGTAGCGGATTGCCGTCTGCTTGTATGACTTAGCCGCCAATGTCCCGCAGGATGTCTCCTAATGCAGACACCTTTTTCCCTTTGATTGCTGATTCGTCGATTTTTTTCAGCCCTGCCGGTGTGAGCCCAAGATCTCTCCAATACGAAAGTGCAGATGTATTCATGTCGCCCCAGCTCACCAGCAGCGGATTTTTGGTCATGTTGGTACTTCCGTTTTTGTTCGTATGCTCCACTACAGGTTTGGCACCGGTTTCGACGTATTCCTGATAGATTTTGTCACGCTCTGCAAGTATATTTGCGAGCGTATCGATCATCGGAAGGAAAGCGTCTCGATACGTGCCAACCGCCTTGGTTGCTGATATTATTCGATTTTTCCATGCTGTCTTTTTCACCCGGTTTCCCCCTTTCTCAAAAAATCCTGCGTATTTGGAAAAGGCTCCACCCACCGTTCTATCCTCACCCGCTCCAAAATCGCTAGAGAGGGGGGAGTCTGCTGCCGTATCTCTTCTTCATACGCATTTGTAACTGTTTTCCTGTCGCTGTAAGCTCGTGTGAATCCCGATCATGCATGCGGTTGTGGCACTTCTGGCATAGCGTAATCAGGTTGCAGTCGTTGTATCTCTCATCCGGATACTGTTCGACTGGGTATATATGATGCACATGGTCTCCTGATCTTCGTTTGCCATATCGCTTACACTCTTGACACTGGTAAGCATCTCGCCGCAGGATCACTGCACGTTTCTTCTTCCATCGTTTGTCGTTATACATCATTTGATTCATCCTCTGACTTCTTCTGAAGGATGTCGATTGCTTTCGTGATTACTGCTGGAAGCTTCACACCCATAAGCCCGGTGTTCTCAACGATCGAGATTGTTTCGTTCGCAATAAAAGCAATCACAACTGCATCACGAATATAGTTAGTACCGATCACCAAATCCAATCCATACGCTACGAGCACGAGCACAAGTGTCATGCATTTCCGGCATAAGCCTTTCCATCCCGTCTTACTCTCTAAGCCGCCTGATGCGGTTTTGGTACTGTTCTTGAATACGCCCGCAACAATTAAGCCAGATACATAATCAATCGCCATGAATATAATCAAAGTCTTGATACTTGCATCCCATCCTCCGAATACGGATGCTATAGCGGAACCAATCATACCTACAACTGTGTATATCGTCTGTTTCATCTTCTCTCCTTTCCAACGCAAAACAGCAGCTATATGTTTCCCATACAACTGCTGTTCTCCGTTTCTCTCAACTATCTCATGCTATCATAATATCACTTAAAATGTCCCCTGAGTACTCCACTTTCATTTTTTCTTAAAACTTCCGAAGAATTCTCTCACTCTTACATATAGCTTAAAAAACAAGTATGAATACGTCTCTCTTAATGCAAGTCTATAAAGCATCTGATCTTGCAACGTCAGGCTCTCTACAAATTCCTTTTCGTTAAAGTAATCAATATACTCCTCAATGATCTCATTCTCCGTTTTCATATCTTCTCACTTCACTTTCTTAGATAACAGATAGTAGAACTTTCGCCGACTTCGATAGTATAATGCACGCGACGCTGGCATCCCTCGCGCCTCAAGCACCATATATGTACACTCGGTATCTGTTACTCCTGCCAATATGTACTGCGCAATTTCCTTGTTTGCTTCCACTGCCGTATCTTCAATCAGCTTGCAACGCTTGCTTAGTTCTGCTGCCTTGATGGCTGCACTTGCGGTCGGGTTTGATAATCCATTTTTTGTTGCTCCGGTTTCATGCGATCGTAGTCCGCGCAGTTCTCTAATCTCTTTTATCCAGTCCGGGTACTGCATACAGTAGTGGTACAATTCCAAGAATCTATGCTTCCCGATGTTGTAGCTTGCAACCGAGTTTCTTTGTCTCACCTTGCTCACGCTCCTTTATACCTTCTTCGTGTACTCCAGACATATCCAGCCTGCACCGCTTTTCAGCTTTCCCCATTTCTCTCCGGATACTATCTTTTCCGCCACAATCGTATATACGCCCTTGTCCCGGATCACTCCGATTATTGCATTTGCTGTACCCGCATCCTTACGAATATTCAGTTCCGATGCTGTGACCTTAACTCTATATGTATCTGTCTGTGTCTGCTCTGGTTGGACTGCTGCCTGATCCGATGCCTTTGTTTCTCCAGCTGCATTCTGTTCTGTATTCATACCAAGCGTTGCAAGGATTCCTTTCGCATATGCTACACCAAACGCCCGGCACTTCTCTTCTGTATCCGCTTTTGCCGCATCAGCTTTATTGTCTACAAATACACCCTCGCAGATAATCGCCGGGCATTTCGTCTGTCTAATAAAGCCAAAATAATCACTTCCGTATGCGTTCTTTTTTGTCTTTAAGCCACGGCTTTTCTGCCCAATCTTCACAACTTCTTTCTCTATGTTCTGTGCAAGCACCTTTCCTTTGCCGCCGTTCACACTGTGCCATACTTCGAATCCTTCTCCGCCTCCTGCGTTGTTGTGTATGTCAATCGCCAAATCTGCGTCCCAATGGTTACACATTGTTGTCTTTTCGTTGATTGAGCTATCAATATCTCCAGTTCTGCTAATCAATACATCTACGCCGTGTTCTTTCAGATAATCACGGCATCCCTTTGCCATCTGCAGATCAATATCCTTTTCTACAAGATACTTCACTGCTCCTGGATCACTCCCACCATGTCCTACTCCAATATATACTTTTGCCATCTCTATATCCTCCGATCATATACTCTTGCATTTATATGCTGCTGTTCTTCTTCGTTCCACGCATCCAACAGGCGCCGTGCTGTTTGATACGCTATAATATAGCTTTCGCTCCTGCTGCCTCCACTGTCCTTATAATACTCATTCAGGAACTCTAACAGTGTCTGCTCCCTAATCTTCTGTGTCTCAGTCTTTCGCTCAGCTTTCCAATCCAGCTTTGTACCGCAGTTATCGCAATAGTGCACTCTGCTCCAACACATTTGATCTAGTATTTCTCCCCGATTACCAAGATACCACTTTCTTTCATGACAACACGGACATACTGCAAGCACTCTTGGATTGCCGTGTGTATCCTTGTATCTCTCATCAATCTCAATTAACAGCTCTGCCATATTGTCCGGTTCCCCGGATTCTCACCCCCTTCCTTCTTTAGATTTATGATATATTTTCTTAGTGCCAAAATAAAAAAGGTACCAACCAATGAATACTGGTCAGTACCTTTCCTTTTCTAGTATTTACTTGTTTTTCTCGATGAAGTCACTCATCATCCTGCTTAGCTGTCCCGCCTGGCTTACCCCCGCCTTCTCACACGCATCTGCAAACGCTTCCACAAGCTCACGCTTCAGCTTATAGGATTTGCTTATCAGTCCAGCTTTCGCATTCCACTTGTCCTGCGGTCTAATCTTCTTTTCTTCCATCGTGCACCTCGCAATATATATTTAATCCAATTGATGCCACACTCAATACAAGTGCTATTGCAATTGCCGCATCCAATCCTTTTCTGATTGCATAGTACACAAGAACCGCCGACGAACAGGTGCTAATAATTGTTAATACTTTTCTTATAGACATATCTTCAAAAATGGCTTAGAATAAAATTAGGCGGTGGGTGGGATATTCCCACCGCCTGTGCCCTTACTTGAAGAAGGTTTCGTAGATCAAGCATACGATGGTTGCTATGCCTTGCAGGATGCCTGTCACGATTGCAACCTTTTCAAGTTTGGGCTTTTTCTTTTGTTTTTTCTTAGCCATTACTCATTCACCTCCTTACAAGTATTATAATATCATACGGTGTACCGTATGTCAATACTTTTTAATAAAAAAGATGAAAAATTTCTGACCAGTATTCACTTTTCAATGTGCGTCTTTATCTAGTATTTACTAGACTTTACAGATAATTCTTCCCGAAGATTTCCCGGAAGCTTTTATCCGGATAGCGTTCTTCAAATGCCTTTTGTGCAGCTTCATGTATAATCTGCATATAGTCGCTGTTCTGGTGTACCGCATCCGGTCCTGTCCGGTGATGCTCCGGGCAAAGATAAACCTTCAGTCCATATTTTTCGGACAGTTTTCGGTTTGGTCCTCCAAAGCAATGATGCTCTTCAATCGTATAGCCCTGCTGCCTTGTTCCGAGCAGATCGCACATGTAACAACATCCGTCTTTGTTCTGTATGATAGATTTACTCATGATTCACATCTCCCTTTTCATCTTCCTTTACGATAACAAATGCAACATCTTTACGTTCCATATACTTCTTAATCTGCGAGATCTTGAACGTGGCAAGCTCACTGATCTCCAGCTTGCCGGAATAATTTTTCTTAATCATGCAGACGTTCTCATCATCCATCAGATTCGGAATAACCGTCTGCTCTGTTATTTCTTCTATGTACATGCTCATATCCTCCATTTCGATGCTACATCATCCGTCTTTGTTCTGCATGATAGATCTACTCATGATTTCCCTCCTTGCTTTACTATCTCGATTGCTCTATCCAGTCCTCTGTGGTACAAGTCATCATATTCTGTATCCAAGCAAGGACATATTTCATCCACATACTTGTCAAAATCCGCATATGAAAGCTCTTTTTCCTCTTCCAGTTGTTTCAAAACATTATCTACGTTGCATGCCGTAGGTTCTGCGTCAATAATTCTGCAGAACCGTTCGTATTCATCCGAGCTCAAAGTGTACTCACTTACTCGATCTTTTAAGCTCATATCATCTATCAATCTACTCATCATAAACCACGTCCTTGCTCACTTTTTTCGTTACCTTGATTGTGTCCTTATTTGTCTTGCTGATCGTGATCTTAACACCTCTTCCATTGTCCGCTGTTATCTTCACTATGTTTCTCCGATCAACAAGCTCCACGCACTGTTTCAGATACTCGCATACTTTCTCGTCCGTCTCATGAATAGCCAGCTCAATGTTGTCCTTTGCCTTCTCCTGCCGTTTCCGTGCTCTCTGGTGAATCCGTGCTCCAGGGCAGTCGCACATCATGATTGCATGCTCCTCTGCCTGCTCATTTGGTATCTCTTCGCCAAAGAGTACAATATTCATACAGTACTTACATGTTCCTTTATTTGCCATTACGCATCCTCCTTTTTGCTCTCTTTACACATTCCTGTTTCATATCAAGATACTCACTCAATGCTTCTTTCTGTTTTCTTATACATTCATTCTTTTTTCGTTGTGTCTCTGTGAATGCTTTATACTTCCCACATACACTGTGACAACCAACTTTCCTGTCTACGCATTCCTTACATGGACAGTTTTTCACAACTTCCACTCCTTCCACTACCTATTTTTGCGCAAAAAAATACCAACCATCGAATAATGATGGTTGGTACCGGTGTCATTATTGACTATTCTATTTTTCCTCCAAACTTTGGAAATTTGTCATACAAAGCATGAAATACTTCTTCCCATCTTCCGTCTTCCATGAAATCTCTTGCGACAAATTCGCAAAAATGATATTCAATAGCCGGTTGACGCAACATTGCCTGACGGTTTCCACCAAATATAGATATAATGTCCGATTCATATTCCGAATAACTAACTTTTTCACCATTTGAAATCCGGATTCTGTATTTATCCATTACATCCATAATTTTGCGTTGCTCATCTTTTGTAACACCATATTCTTTGAATAACTGATCTACATTTCCCATAGTACATATCCTCCTTCGTATTGGTAAGGATATTATACCATTCCAACCATCACTATTCAATTTTCAAAGTTCGACAAATTTCGACGCTACATCATCTGATCTAACGGCAACTCCATCTGAATTGCTGGGTAATCTTCCCACGGAACGCCTATGTAATCGAGAACTCTTCCCCAGCCATATTTCTCTCCAGTCTTAGGATCTGTACAACACTGGTACATGTAATACTCCCATTCTTTCTGGTTACGTTCTCGCAATTTATCAAATCTATGTGGTCTTTTCTCCATGTGAATGCCAAAGCCACACATACTACATCCGGTTCGCTGTGCTCCTGTAGTCCGAAGATTTCCGCACTGATCCTGTACTACATCGCCGTAAATATCCGGTATAATGCTATCCACCGGCTCATATGGTATTACATTTCCATTCTTGTCTTTGCTGTAAGGTTGCTCATAGTACAACTTCTCAAACACATCCATGTTTTTGTGATACCAATCATCCATTTCCAATGCCAGCTTTAATATGTCATTTCGCATATACGGAGCAAACGGAGCCGATCGCATTGTGGTTTTTCCATAGTAGTTGCATCCGTGATCGGTAAGCGCTTCTTCTCTCTGCCCGCCTTCCGATGCCATCATTCCAAGATACGGATAGCTCTGATGTTCCCTCGCCCAGTCGTCACATGGTTTTTCTTTGAGCCAGTAGCAACAATCATTTGATACCTTGAAATCCGGTTTCTGATAGTTCACTCCTTCATTTTCGTTTTCATACCCCCCGAACAATTTCAACCACTTCTGCGGCAGTTTCATCCGGCTATTCTTCTGAAAATGACCGAGTTCTCCACATTCACCTGTAATAATCGCATGTCTGACAGTTTTATTCTTTTCCGTCGGATTCTGTAACAATGCAATCTTACCTGCTATACGCTTACTGATTACCGGAAATCCAACCTCATTCAATACCTGTGTCTTTGTCTTATATGAATGCAGAATTGTCACACCAAGCGCTTTGTGCACTTTCTGAATACTTGCATCTTCCAGACTTGATACTGATATTGCCGGTACGTCAATTCCGATAGATTTCAAGAACACATGCAATGTAATGCTATCAAGTCCACCAACACTGACATGCGCTACTTTCCCACGTTTATCCATCTCTTGAAGAAATTCTATTGCCCGGAGTTCTGACCGCTTCTTTTTTACCTCATATGGCTGATACTGCATGGCAATCATCCGGCTTTTTGCTTCACGCTTCTGATCTTTCCACTTCTGGAATTCCACGTCCGGCTTGTCTATCTCAATATCTTCCAAGAAGTCAAATTGTTCCTGTTCCATATCTACCTCCTACGCAAACATCAACTGTCCATTTGCTCCCTCTGCTACTCTCATATTTGCTGTTCTTCTTGCAATACACATTTCCGGAAGATTTGCCCTCACAAGTGCAGCCGGTATCGGTGGGCATACCGCATTGCCACACCTTCTTACCTGTTCCGTTCTTGGATATATCTTGCCAGTATAATCATGATCAATAATGTAATCATCTGGAAATCCCTGGCATCCATATAACTCTCGTGGCTCCAACATTCGAAGTCCGATATCCACAATCTGGTAATCAACACCCTCAATCGTTACAAGACCAAACCTATCCTTTGTGGTAACCGTGTCTAATGGTTGTTCAATGTCCTGTCCAGTAGCATCACCATAGTATTTGATCAGAAATGCCCGGACTTCTCCAAAATGCCCCGCAGACGTTGTAACTGTATGTAACGGATCTCTTTCATCTTGTCCCACGCATGTCTTATAGAACTTGCTTAGAAACGATGTAACCAATCCGTATCGGTTGGAACCATCAACTGTCATGATCGGATCTCCTATTGTCTGTCCTCGCACTTCTCCATGTGCTGTCTCAGAATGGTACTGAATCAACGTAGGGCTAATAAGACAATGTTCGTTTTTACTCACGATTGTTGTTAGTGGTTCCCTCACGTCCTTACTACGATCCGCAGTAAATCCAGTCTGCCCTATCTGTACAATATACGGTTCCACAACTCCATATCCATGCTTTCCTGTTATAGTTGGCATCGGCTCCCGGATATCGTTTGGTCTACGATCTCCGCTGTGGTTGCACTGAATGATAAACGGCTCTGGATTATCCAAAACGAATTTTTTCAGTCCTCTTGCAATCCGTTCCATCGTCTTCGGAGCCAGCGGTCGTACCGCCCGGATACCATATTTTTCCTTAATCTCTTCAGAAGTGTCAAAAATGCTCGGACAAGGCAGGCTAAAATCAAGTTGCGTGTATGCTCCAACATAAGGTTTAAGCAACCCTGCCTTGACTTCCTCACTGTCCGCCGGTGCATGTGTAGGCTCTGGCCAGACGATTGATTTCCCATCGCAACGTGCAATCATAAAGAATCTTTTTCGCATTGTTGGAGCTCCATAGTCCGCTGCCACAAGTTCTTTGAATTGTACTTCATACCCTAACTCTTCAAGCTGTTTTACAAACCGTTCAAAGGTCTTGCCCTGTTTGTTCTTAATTGGGTGATGGCGTCGGTTTAATGGTCCCCATGTTCTGAACTCTTCTACATTTTCAAGCATGATTACTCTTGGTCTTACAAGACCCGCCCACCGGCAGGCTACCCACGCAAGTCCACGAATATTCTTGTCTTTAGGTTTTCCGCCTTTGGCTTTGCTGAAATGTTTGCAGTCCGGTGAAAACCAGGCAAGTCCTACCGGATTTCCTTTACATGCTGCGATCGGGTCTACCGCCCACACATTCTCGCAATAATGTTTAGTTCGTGGATGGTTGGCTTTGTGCATCTTAATCGCTTCTGGATCGTGGTTGATTGCGATATCTACGCTATACCCAGTCGCCATTTCGATGCCTGTTGACGCTCCGCCACCGCCAGCGAAATTATCTACAATAAGCTCTCCGTGTATCACTCCATCACCCCCGACATAAAATCGAACAGTGTCAGCTCGTCCATCTCGTTTTCTGCTGCCTGCAGATATCCAACTCCATCTCGGAAATAATCAGGATTCAATTCGCAGCCTTTCCCGAAGCGGTGCATCTTAACCGCCGTCATCGGTATCGTCATAAGTCCGCCGAACGGATCATATACGACATCTCCCGGATTGCTGTATCTGTTGATGATTCGCTCCACGATATCAAGCTGCAATGGACATACATGCATCTGTGCTCTTCTGCGGCTCTGTGTCGTGTTAAGTGTCCGCATCCGGTTGATATCATCCCATACCTCAAGTTGGTTCCATGATCCCGGAGCAACCACCATGAAAGTGGCCGGCAGTCTGCCGTCCTTATCAAGTTCTTTTGCAAGCTTCACATGCTCTTCATAGTTGTAAACGCTCTCTCTGCTGTATTTCCTGTATGCTTTCTGCAGATTATCCACCGATATCTCTTTCAGCTCATCCTTACTGATCAGACGATTGCCCGACGATCTCCAATATCCATGTGCGTCTATCTGCCATTGTGCCCTTGTGTATTCTTCCTTGCTCTTTGATACTGGATCATCTGCATATGCTTTGCTATGATCCGTTGGGAGCTTTCGGAACAATAGGATATATTCCGGGCATCCTACACCCATCTTGGTGCCATCCTTGCACTGTTCAGACCAGCCAAGGCGGTATGTCTGATTATTCTCTCGTACAACATCCGTCACAACAGTGATCATGCCGAAATACATAAACCCATGTTTCATGTAATGTTCGATACAATCCGCATGAAACGGCTCGATCGTCGGCATCCCGGTACCAGTCGCATTTCCAAAAAGCACTCTGTCTTTAACATGCACTGCTGCCACTCTACCCGGCTTTAACACTCGCAGAAGCTCCGGCGTCAGGTAGTCCATCTGTACAAAGAACCGCTCTGTATCCTGGTTGTGTCCAAAGTCGTTATAATTTGCGCTGTACTCGTAGTGATTGCCGAATGGTATCGACGTATGTATCAGATCAACGCTGTTACTTGCCATAACGCGTGTTTCTTCCACACAGTCGCCGTATACCGCTTCATAGTGATTACCTCGCACGGTTCGTTCTTCTCTTGTTCCTTCCACTCCCATCTTCCTTTCCAATCGTTCAGCTTTGTTCGCTGAATTAAGTCCATACTTCTTCACGATCTCAACCATCCGCTTGACCATGTAATTATGATTCTTCCATTTCTCCAGCAATGCTTCCTTGATCTGCCGCTCGTTCTCCATGTAGATAATGTCAATCACAACCGGCTGACTCTGCAAGAACCGGTAACATCTGTGGATTGCTTGAATAAAATCATTGAATTCATAATCAATACCAAGGAATATTTCCCGGTGGCAATACCGCTGGAAATTACACCCCGAGCCAGACAGCGATTTCTTTGTTGCAAACAACCGTGTCTTTCCATTCGAGAAATCAATTACACGCTGTTCTCTCGTCTCATAATCCATGGATCCATAGATATCGACCGTCTCAGGCAACGCTTTCTTGATTGCGTGCCGTTCGCTCTCCAGGTCGTGCCACAACAAGAAATGATCATCCGGCGAAGCATCTACAATCTCCTTCATCTTCTGTACCCGGATGTCTATGCTGTCCCGCTTAACTGCTGCCGCTTCTTTCAATCCTTCTGCCGCTTCCTGAAAGAGCTGCATCTGTCCGTCCCTGTCCGCTGTATCTCCGTAATGAATCGGTATCTCATGCCATCTGACATCAAGCGGTGGCAGATCGTATCCAACATCTGAGTAGTCAGGATTGAGATCAGACGGCTTTGTAACGAACAGCGCCCAACTTGACACCCACAACCAGAATTCATCTTCCATATTCGGATACAGCGTCAGGTTGTTTGCCTTTGTACTATCCCGCTGGAAGAATCTTGTCAGTGCCTGTCCGGTGTCCATGACTTCCAGATATCCGGCATAGTGTATAAGCTCCTTGTACTTATTCGGCGATGGTGTAGCCGTTGCTACGAGCTTATATGGAACGTTCTTGAATTTATCCAAGAATGTCTGATATGTCTTACTTCCAAAGCTCCGGAGTACACTTGCTTCATCCAGTGACGTTGCAGCAAAGTACGATGGATCTATATCACCATCTCTCACTCGCTCATAGTTCGTCAGCACAATCTGACTGTCACACGCCTTGACCTCGTCCATCGTCCGGCAATACTCCGGCTTCTCATATCCAAGCAGTTCCACGGCATCTCTTGTGAACTCCTGCTTTACTCCGAGTGGTAACACGATAAGTGCTCTGCCTCCGGTATGTTCTGCTGCCTGATGACAGAATTCAATTTCCTGTACCGTTTTTCCAAGTCCGAACGCTTCAAACAATGCCCGGCGTCCACCCTTAAGTGCCCACGCAACAGCATCTGCCTGATGCGGTTTCAACGCCGGATTGATCTTTGAATGATCAACCACAAATCCGCTTTCTGTCGCAAGATCAATTTTACTTTCTAAAAATTCTCTATACGTCATGTCACACCTCACTTGCAACCAGTTCTCTATTGCACAGCTTCTTGATCTGTCTCACTCGTTCAAACGATATACCGCACATTTTCGCTGTATCGGTCATGCCATATCCCTGCAGCATGCACCGCATCGGCTTCTGTGTTCTCGGAGACAGCTGATCTACCATATGCCCGAAATCTATCATAGTAACCAGCTCTCCAATATAATCATGGGGATCTGCAAGAAATACATCTGCATAAGACTCTCCATCTTCGTTAACTGCCTTATCCGCTGCCACATACTGTGGTTTCTCTATGTCCGGTCTATTGAATTGCGTCCGAAGCGGTACATCTTCATAATTGACAAATCGCTCCACATATCCACGTATATAAAGTCCTATGTAATTACGATTCAGATGCTCCAAATCCTTGCTTCTGTCGATAGCCTCCACTAATGCCAGCATACCCACCTGAACAATATCCTCATAATTGGGAAATCCACGATATTTGTTCAGATGGAAATACACCAGCTTGATATTTTCTATAATCTTCTGATTACGTATTTCTATATTTGACAATTTTTTCACCTTCTTAACATGCTTCCTTTTTCTTCATCTTCTCCTGCATCCAAGTCTTCCACTCGTGCGTGTCCTCGGATACAGTCCAACTCTCATTTTTATTGAGTAAATACTCGACTTTTTCCCACATCTCCGCATTCTTAATCGCAACACCTCGTGCCGACTTCCAACCGGTTTTCTTCCAGCCGGTCAACCAGTCATTTTTGAGTGTCCAGAATACATGCTCCGTGCGTGTGTGAATATGCACGATACATCCCTTCTGCATACGCTCCAGCGCCGCAATGAGCAGCGTCAGCGTGATTATATTCGTGTTGCAATGTTCAAAATGCATGACTTCATACACGATCACAGGCTCACCCTTGTACAGCATCTGCTTTCCATCCTCGTATGCTTCCATCACGTACATACCATCTGCCTTTGTAGCACGCGGTGCAATCGTCGAAGTCTCAATATATATCCTCACTTCCTGCATTTTCGCCTCTTCCTTTCGTTGCACCGGTGCAACTTCGCCAAATCGTCGCCCGGCGCTCGTATCACTCTCTTGGTCTGCTGTATCTTTACTTCTGTGTAATAGACATAGCTGTACCCTGTTACCTGATTTATGCCAATTCGAATTGATTTTTTATCTATGTAATACCCCGGACGGGCTACCGGTCCATCCGTGATGATCTTCTTCATTGTCCGCCGGACATATGCTTTCTTCTCCGGCTCTGGACGTACTAAGTTTCTGCTTGAAGAAAGACTGGATGCACGCTTGATCTCTTCCGGATCAAATATGCTTTCCTGTTCAAGCTCTTCCGGAAGCGGTTTGCACAGATACGATGCAAGCTGTCCGAATCCTTCTTCATCCCGGACCGGTTCACTATGATGTGATAATCCCGGCCAGTTCTTTGCTATCAGTAGTTCGGTATTCCATATCCGATTACAAATCAGATGGATGTGAATACCACCACGTTTGCCTATCTCTACGCGTCTGATCCACTTCCACTTCTCGCCGTGTGCTGCATAGTCTCTCCGCATGCGCTTGTCGAACAGTGCCAAATCCTGCTTGACCGCATCCATGCTTTTTCGCGTACCTGCCGGGTACTTCAATGTAACCCAGCAGTCACCAGGTAGGAAGTTCGCTTTCAGCAAGTGTCGATACTTATTCTCCTTGTTGATCTGATTCTGCCGCTTCACCGTCTCCGGTGTCGGTTTCTTCCTTTTCGCCCGGTGCTCGCCTTTTGCTCCTGTATGCCCTGCGAACTTATATGCATGCTCTATGGAATTTTGAAAATAGTATGTATGTTTTCTGTATGCCATCGAAAGTGTATCCTTGTCCCTAACTTTAATATGCTAATACTGTCTCAAAGCGAGCTTTTATCCCGCTTTTCTTGACGATATAAGCTTGGTGTGATACACTCAAATTGTTCAGATTCGAGGTGTTACACCTGAGCCGGTTTTCAGCCGGCTCTTTTTCTTTTCAGTGCAGCTTCTCCGGTTGACTCCTGATAATAGGTGCCATCCTCTGCTACCCAATACCGATACCGGTCGCCATTCGCGATCCTGCTGCCTATGTACAGGCATCCTGCCGGCGGTTCCAATCCAGCGAAGCTCTTTGCACTCATATATGCCTTATACATGATCTCATCCATCTTCGTCACTTGTACGCCACCCTTTTTCTGTCTGATGCCTTGCTCTCTACGATGATGTGATCTGCACAGTCTGCTACGACATTCCAGTTTTCCCAGCGCAATCCGTTTTTTGCCATAATTTCTTTTTGCTTTCGCGTCGGCTTTGCCGGGCGCTTCAGTTTCTCGTCTTTCAGTCTCATCTTCTTCCTCCGTTTCATTCGCAAGTGCGATCAGCTGTTGCCAGATCGTTCCGGCTATCATGATCCAAAAGCCGTATATCAGCCCCATCCACAGCAGCACTGCACCTTCCACCATTGCGATCGTCGCCAGCTTATATGTTGTTATGATCATCTTGTTACTCATCCTCTCATCCCTTCTACTGATATTCAGCCTGCAGGTTTCCCCATCCGATCTGTCTCGCGACCGATGTCGGATTGAACGGCGGCACCTTGCGCCCTGCCTTCAATTCCTTCCGATAACGGAGAAAGTCTACAAATGCAAGATAGTTGACATACGTCACGCCGCAGCCATCGAGGATCGTGTAGTTTCCATAGCGTCCCTTCTGCACGTACTCGTCAATCTCTGCAAGCCGGTTCGATACTGTCCGCGCAGATATATCCAGTGACTTCATGATCTGTGCCTTAGTCACGTAAGGCGAAGCGCTAATGTATTTGATAGATGTTATCTCCATGCTCCTCACTTCCTTTCTTTGATAAAATTCAGTTGGTGACAAATTGTCACCGACTCAACCCAACCGGTGACATTCTGTTACCGTTTCAACCTCATGCTCGCTTCAATCGTTCCCGTTTCGCAATCAAGCTGTCTTTCGCCCGATTAAGCGACCGAATCTCCTCATCAATCTCCTTTAGCTTCATTGCACGCGGGTACATATCTTTGAAGATTATGATCCCAAAGCTCTTATACAGCTCCGCTACTTCTTCCTTACCGGATGTATTCCGGATTGCCGGATGCCACATGTATACGGTCTCGATCAGCTCGTACTCCTCATCTGTCACAACTCCGTGAATCAGGTCCTCGAATTCAGTCTTCATCATCTTTCTCATATCCTCCAATCTGGACTTCATCTCTGTGTCCCATCATTGCCCGGATATGCTTATTAGGCACATCCGCCATGACCGCATTCTCAAGCAGCTCCATCTTTGCTGCCTGAAACACCATATTGTAATACTGCGGCTGTTTAATCGTAATTGGCGTTTCTGCTGTAAAAGCATCAACTATTCCCATCTTCTACTCATCTCCCTTCTGCTTATAGAATGTCTCTGTAAATTTTTTTTAATAGACGCCCCTTCTGCTGCCTCCCATCTGCTTGACTATTTTTCTCTCAACTCCTATACTCTCCTTACAGGTTCCTGCCAGAACCAAGTACTTACGAAAGGAGCATTTTATGAAACTAAATGTTGATTGCATACGCGCAATTCTATTAGAAGTCGAAAAAGTTCCATATGGAGAATCATTACCTTTCCAAACGCTGGTATCTGCGCTTTCTGATTACAGTACCGACGATATCAGTTATTCTGTACTCAAGCTTAAAGAAGCCGACTATATCGAAGCAATTATTCTTCATGCCGATGACACAGCAATCATTTATGAAATAACCGACATTACTTACAATGGACATCAATTTTTGGAAACAATTCGTGATGCCAAAGTGTGGAAAGAAACTAAAAAAATATGTAACAAAGTTGGAAGCTTTGCATTGAATGTTATTTCCTCTATTGCCGGTCAAGTGCTCTCTGCTCTGGTAAAGCAGAATTTGCCATAG